TTTTTCCACGGGTTTTGCCCTTTACAGCACAGCCATCACCACGCTTAGAAGCAGAACCACCCATAGCCATTTTCTTAATAGCGCCACCTTTTTTACGGTCTTCAGTATCACGACCAGAATAGCGCTTGCCTTTTGCATCAAATTGAGCAAGTGGATCTGGCAAGCTAAATTTCATAGAAGGAAAACTATTTGTAGATTTTTTAGATGTTGTATTGCCACCAGATTCTTTAAAAGACTTTGGCATTGATGGCGCGCTTATAATCTTTTTAAGATCTTCAACAGCATTCTTTTTAGGTTTTGACACAGATGAATCGGTTGTATCAAAATCTCTTGATGGAGAAACTTTAGTTTTAACAACAGTACGCTCTACAGATTTTGGGGCTTTAGGAGCAGTTAAATCCATAGATGGAGTTTCAGAATCTGTAGTATCAAAGTCACGGGATGTAGGTTTGGTAATGTCATTACCTTTATCGTCAGTCATACCCATGCGGTATTTAATGATTGGATCATCGCCTGTATAGCTAGAGTCTTCTCCGTTATAGCGTTTAGTTTTCATTTCAGTTCCTTAACAATATTTTTTACGGCCACCAGCAGCCATTTTAACTTCAGTTACCCTTGTTCTACCTTTGGTAGCAACGCCATTGGCTTTGTTTAATTGAGCAGTTTTACCGCCCATTGCCATTTTAACCATTGTAGCGCCATGCTTAGCCTTCTTTTGAACTGGATGATCGCCTTTAACTGGAGTACGGCCACCACTCTTCATGCCCATTCCCATTGGTGCTGCAGGAGCCGCCATAGGAGCCATAGGAGCGCGCATAGGAGCAGGGGCGGGGGTACGCATAGCACGGCCAGCCATCATTGCCATAGCAGGGTTAACGGATTTTTTCTTCATATCCATACCACCTTTAGCTAACTTTAAAGATGTGCCTTTACCGCCTTTGTGTTCTTGGGCATCGTGCTGTTTGAAGGCTTTTTTAATCATTGCCTTGTCTTGCTTTTTGTCCATCTTTGTATCTTCTTTAGAATCGTCAGCCATGCCACCTTTTTTCATGTAGCCCATCTTGTTACGGACGGCTGTAGGTAGCTTAGCCATACCTGGATTCTTTTTCATGTCTACTGGTTTCATAGTTCCACCTTCTTTAAATTTTTTGCCCTTATCGGCGTTGTTAAAATCTTTACCCACAGATTGTGGAACTCCTACCTTCTTAGCAAATGCAGGGTTATGTGCAATTGCCGCCATAAAGTTGTGTTGTTTCTTAGATGTACTAGGCACGAGTCTTACCCCTTATAGCACAACCATCGGCACGGGACGATGCTGAACCAATCATACCGCCTTTAGCTTTTTTAACCAAATTAGAACTTCTTTCTTTAGCTGCTGAGATAGCCTCTTCCATTGTGTCATGGGTACTTGTGGGGTTAATTCTACCTTTTGCAAGCATATTAACAACTTCATCTTCGCTTTTACGAACCCCTTTATGGATGCTAGGTATATTTACAAATTTATCTTTATAGGGGATGGACATAGACTTTTCAGACACATCTTCACCTTCTGGAGTTCTAAATATAGGTTTCCCAGCTTCAGTAAATTTTCCAGTAGGTCTACCAACTAACTCACTCATTTGTTTTTTCCCATCCAACCTTGTACAGTCTTAGTCTCATAAATGCGGATAGCCGTCCAGACTATAGTAAAAATAGCGGCAATAGCTGGTAACATATCTGCAAGAGTTCCTAGTACGGTTGCAATAGACGCAAAGTCAAGTAAATGTTTTGTTGCTTCATCCATGTTCATAAACGGATCTTTCATTTTAGCATTTCCATCGTGCTAGGCTTGCAGCTTTGCGGGTTGGTTTACCGTTCTCATCTTTCATAGGCCCTTTAACTCCAGACATACGGGCGCAAAACGACTTCTTACGAGCGCCACCTTCTGGTTGTGGAGCCTTTAGGTTAGATCCTGTAGCAGCGTTATATTTGGAACGACCCTTGGCAGTAAGCCCAGCCCCTTTCGAGACTGGGAGTTTCTCGCCACGACCTATAGCTAAGGAAGGGGTCTTTTTGGTAGCCATATTAAGCCTGTGCTTCTTTCCAAGACAAACGAGCCAGAATACTTGCGTTTGCTGTTCCTACGTTAGTAGCAACTACATACAAAATATCTGGACCGTCTGGGTACATACCAGCTTGGGCAGTAGGAATTGCTGCTGTTGTTCCACCACCAAGAATAGAGTTACCCAAATCTCGAACTTGACTTAAATCCAATGTAGTTTGACCATTAGTATTGGTAAACGCAGCAGCTACAGACTCACCACCAGAAATGGTTGCTGTTGTGGTTGTATTAAAAGAAACTTGCGCCAAAGAAGAACTAAAGCCACCAGTAAAACCTGTAGTTGGAGAAGCAAATCCACCACTAAAGTTTGCACAATAACCATTTAACAATAAGTTAATTAACATTGGGCCAGATGTAATAACACCCAATTCAACTAACTGTAACTGCATACGGTTAATAATTTCTTTATTACCTAACAAGCCAGTAATACCGTTATCCACAGATGGGGCAATACGAATAGCCAAAATTGGAACGGTTGCAGAAGCAGTCAAAGTTACGGCAGCAACTGTTCCATAGTTAAAAATCAACGATTTATCGTCATCAAAACGACCATCCATGATTGCAGAAGAACCCCAATGGGATACTGAAGGTACGTTATCTGCTTGACCATACTCAACGGTTACAGGAGCCGATGTAGAAGCTGTAAACGCTGTTGCAGTAGTTCCACCTGTTACGCCACGAGTTAAACCTTGCAAGTAACCATTAATGTTTCTTGTAAAGGTGATGTACTCAATAGCGCCAGATACTCCGTTTGCAGTTACTTTTACTGTTCCGCCAATTGTTCCTGATGGGAAAATGGCTGGATTAGCAGGAGTAATAGAATCTACATTTACAGTTGTTCCAGAAACATACGCCTGTTCTGCTGTACCAAATTGTGATCTAACGCAGTTAATTAAACTATTACCAGACTTACCGTTGTAATAGATAATTTCGCTACCAATTAAAATGTATCCAGAAGGAGCAAATGTAGTCGCACTTGTTAATGGAATAGTGGTAGATGCATCAGTAATATCAGCACTAGTGGTTGTGGTAGTACCTAAGTTATCAGTCAAATTAGTTATTGGAGCCAAGCCGTTTGATTCATAGTGAGCAGCTATGTTTCCAGAACGCATATAAGCTTCAAACTGCTTATTATTATTCTGCAATTGGAATACATAATTTATCTGGCCATTGCTTGCACGAACACCCCAACGAATAAATCCAGCGCCATACCAAGAGTAGTCGATATACCACATCTGCATACGGGTTAAATCAATGTTATAGCTAGAAGGTCCTGTGCCATTACATGGGTCTGTCCATGAAGATTGTGGATATTTATTATCAATAGTTCTTGAAACAATTGCACCAGCAATAGTTTGACCACGATACTCTGGGCTAATTGCCATTGAAGTATCGCTAATAATAGTCAAAACACGATAAGATTGACCACGAATAACAATCGCATCACCAGCATTTAATTGAGTTGTAAATTGAGTTCCAGTACCTGTTACAGTACCCTGTCCTTGAGTTACAGATACAGTACCGTTAATTTGGTTTGTACTGTTACGCAAAACTGCATAAAGCTGTTGACCATCATACTCAAAGAACATACCGTTTTGTTGGTCAAAGATACCTAAACGATTAGATGAACCAAACCAAGCATATGGTGAAACACGAATCTGAGGACCAGTAGCTGTAGCTGCACTAGGAGTAGCCGCAGCAGTATAGGTAAATGCAGTTGTACTAGTTACTGTAGCAATTGTAAAAATGCCGTTATAAGCACCTTGATCGCAACCAGTTACTTGAATTTGTGATCCAACCGCCAAGTTATGAGCAAAACGTGTAGTCACAGTAATGGTTGAACTAGAACCTGTAATTGAAGTAACAAACAACGGAGCCTTCATTGAAGAGCCAGTTGAAAATTGAATGCCTTTACCAGACTGATAACGGAAGTAACGTCTTGTTTGACGAATCAATTGTTGGTTTGGAACACCAGCACCTGTATTACCTGTACCAGCAGTAAACGATACACCACCGTCAAATGATCGTGGTTCTACATATCCTGATGGACGAGCATAGACGTTTACGTTACCAGCAGTAGCGGTTACGGTTCCAGAAGCAGAAGCTGCTGTTACGGTAAATGTATTGGCTATTGGAACTGTAGCTACAACATAAGCACCATTGACGTTTGTTCCGCCTGTTGTTCCTACAATATAAACGTAAGAACCCTTGCTCAAACCGTGAGCATAGGTAGTTGTTACAGTAATAACTGAAGCAGAAGTAACAACAACACCGCCAGTACCAATGGTAAAGCCGCAGTTAGAATAGAAGTAACCTTTGTACACATATGTTTGAGTAGCAACATAATAGTTTGTTCCGTTACTTGTAACAGTACCAGGTGTGCCAGTAACTACTGAAGTGTTTGAACCGCCAGTAGTAACATAGTACCAACCGTTAATAAGGCCAAGGCTACTGTTTTGAATGTAAACAATATCGCCTGTAGCTAGTGTAAACGTACCAGCCAATGTAAATGTAGCGCCACCAGAACCTGTAATAGAAGTAATGTTTAAAGGTTGTTGTGGAATGTAATAAGCGCTTTGGCGATAGTTTTGAATGCCAATAGATTCCCACTTTGTTGGTTGTGGACCATATTCAAAGTCGGTATCAATCAAAGATTGTGGGTTAGATACCCGTTGTTTACCAACAGGATCTTGAAACCCTGGTGCTGGCGCAACATATGGAACACCTGCGCCCGAATTGTTTGTGCCGCCTACGGGGAGCGACTTATTTGTTACTGTATCCGCAACTGTCCATCCTGACATAATTTCTCCTTAAATTTTTAAAAAGGGGAACCAAAGTTCCCCATTCGGATTAATTAGTCAAAGTTACCATAAGGGTAAGCAGTTGTTGAACCAATATTACCGTCAGGCTGGGTGTATCGAACCGTAAAGTAATACTGACCTGTTAGGGCTGTTCTACTATCCAAGTTAACACCAACCAAAGCTACCGTAAACACAACCTGAGAAAGGTTTGGAGTACTTGGTAAACCAATTACATCAGTAGAAGTAGCTTGCTGGTTAGTTAATTGAGTTGCACTAAATGCGCTTAATGATTGACGGCCAGCAGTTGTTAATGCGCCTGTAACAGCATAAGTAGCTGTAGAAGTTTGGGCATTAGCAAAAGTATTGGAAATGTAAACAATTTGTGAAGTCAATGTTGCAGTACCACCTGTAACGGCAGCAGCAGCGCCTAGGTCAACATCAAAACTAATAATGCGGCTACCAGCAGGTAAATAAGCTACAGCACCACGCATCACCAATGTAGCTGTATCAGCAGTTACAGTAGCGGCAGTAGCAGTAGTTGTGCTAGAAGGCGTATAAATTACTGCGTTTTGGTTAGGAATGTTATTTGAGTTAACAAAAACACCAGATGCACCGCTATAACCAGCAGTATTAGCTGTAGTGGTAGCAAAGTTTAAAGCAGCAGATTGTGCTAAAACTGAATAGCCTACGTTACGTTGTGGACCAAAACGATTGTCTCCAGATAATACTGGACCTTCAAATGTACTACGTCCCATAATGGACTCCTTATGCAAAAGAACCTATACCGATCATTGCATTGTCTGCTGGGGCAGTAGTGGCATAGGAGAATACCCAGATGCGTATATCTTACCACTTTTTATGCATTGTTAAAAATATTTTTACAAGTCCAAAAAAGTAATATAGAATCCTTTCAAATGAAGAACAAAAATACCCATCCTTTACAATCAATCGAAAAATTAAACACCGCTTTTGCTATCTACCAATCTGGTAATAGAGAGCAAGCAGCTTTCATGTGTGATGAATTAATTCGTACTACACCTAAATACATACAGCCCTACAACCTTCTTGGGGTCATTATGTGTGATGTTAAGAATTGGATGGTTGCATTAGATGTGTTTACCAAGTCTTTGGCAGTAGATCCAAAAAATGAAGTTACTTTGGATTATCGTGGCAATGTTTATGTAGAACTGGGTCAGCCTGAGTTAGCTATTGCCGATTTTACTAAAGCTATAAAGGTAAACCCTAGGTTTTTTAAAGCAGTTTTTAATCGTGGTTGTGTTTACCAAGACTTAAACAAACTGGATCTAGCCATCCAAGACTATAGAGCAGTACTAAGAATTAATCCAAAGGCGCATGAAGCTTTAAACAATCTTGGAGCAGCTTTGATTAATTTTCATAAATTTGACGAGGCTTTGGATTTATACACCAAGGCGTTAAATGCCAATCCTCCAGTACCACAGGCTTACCATAACAATAAAGCCCTTATTCTTCAACAAATAGGCCGTATAGACGAGGCTTTAGTTGAGTACAACAAAGCTATTGAACTAGACCAAAATCTTGCTGATGCCCGTTTTAACAGGGCTATGTGCCTTTTAACCATTGGTGATAAGGGTGGTTACACCCATGCCTGGAATGAGTACCAATGGCGATATAACAAAACATCTTACCCTAAGCACGAGTTTGCTAAACCCCAGCTAATGCAAGATGACTGTTTAAAAGGAAAAACTTTGTTTATTACTGGGGAACAGGGTATTGGAGATACTTTACAGTTTTGCCGCTATGCTCAATTGGCAAAAGATGCTGGTGCTAGAGTTATCTTTGGCGCTCAAAAGGAAGTTAAAACATTGTTAGAACGGATGGACTGCATAGACCAATATGTTGCTGATGGAGAGACTATTCCAGATTTTGATTATTATTCCCCTATTTTCAACCTTCCGTACATCTTTAAAACCGAAGTAGATACCATACCCAATAAGCCTTATTTCACCGCTGATCCAGAAAAAGTGCATGAATTTTCAATAAAAATGTGCTTAAAAAACAATAAGTTACGAGTTGGTTTGGTATGGTCTGGTGGATTTAGACCAGATCAGCCAGAAGTGTGGGCAGTTAATGAACGCAGAAACATTACATTATCCAAGCTTTTGCCATTAAAACTTGACAATGTTGAGTTTTATTCTTTACAAAAAGGCAAAGATGCAGAGGCAGAACTTGACAATTGTTTAGGTTGGAAAGATATGGTTAACCTGACTGGCGATATCAAAGACTTTTCTGATACTGCAGCTTTAATTGAAAACCTAGATTTAGTCATTGCAGTAGATACTTCTACTATGCATCTGGCTGCTGGTATGGGTAAACCCGTATTCTTATTAAATCGCTTTGATACCTGCTGGCGTTGGTTTTTAGACCGCACCGATAGTCCTTGGTATCCATCTGTAACCATTTTTAGGCAGCCTAAATTAGGCGATTGGGATTCTGTAATTCAACAAGTTAAGGAAAAACTAAATGAAGTTTTATCAAAACGTAAGACCTAGATTAGGTGCAAGAATGATGGGTTTTGATTACATTTTTGAGTATTTAAAACGCACCGAGAACCCTTTGATTGTTGAGACAGGCTGCGCTCGCCAAGAAGACAATTATGAGGGCGATGGCCAAAGCAGTTTATTGTTTGATAAGTACATTCACGAATACGGTGGCAATTTTTGGACAGTAGATATAGCCCATGAAAGTACTACTTATTGCCGTAGCAAAATTATCTCTGATCGCACCCTTGTTCATGAAATGGATAGCATTACCTTTCTCAAGAAATTAAATGACCAATTAATTTCTGAAGGCAGAAAGATTGACTTCTTATATCTAGACAGTTTTGATGCTCCCAAAGATAAGCCTGATGTTATATATACAAGTGCGCTGCACCATTTGTTTGAATTGATGGCTATTCTTCCATCGCTTAAACCAGGAGCCTTAATTGGTGTAGATGATAACTGGGATGAGAATGGAAAGATGAAAGGAAAAGGTCAATTAATTGCTAACTACATGGCAAAGATTGACAACTATCCTTTCTTGCATTCTTACCAAATGCTTTGGAAGAACAAATAAAAAAACCCCACCTTTTGAGTGGGGTTCTTCTTGGTACATACGATTAGTATGAACCGCTTGAGCCATAGACTCCCAATGGATCAGACCAACCGAAAGAATAACGCTCGCGAGACTTGTAACGGACGTTACCAGTATCAAAGTCACCATCCATAGAATTCTGGAGTGGTGTACGAACAAAATGCTTAAGGCCGTTAGGTACATCAGTTGTCAAGAACCATGCGTTTGTGTCGGTCAAGAAGTGGTTAATTGTGTAACCATCTGGAATCGAGCCATTGTTCTTAATAGCGTTGATGTCATTGTTGTTTGTACCAACACGCAATTCAGTTTCGAGCAAGCGAGTTGCAACGAACTGTAGTGCAGGAGGAACAACTAACTTCTTAGGTTTAGCAGCGATCAATAGACCACGCTCATCTGTCCAAGCAGCAATACCGATAACAGCATTTTCCAATGATGTTTCGTTTAAGTCAGCTTGAGTAGATGGTGTGTTTGCATTAACGCCACCGTTAACCAAGGTGTGGGATGTGCTGAAAAGAGCAACGCTATCGCCGCCAGGGAAAGCAGCAGAGAAACCGTTATTCAATGTAGCAGCAGCTTTAACCTGCTTTGTGTACGCCATAGCACGAGCTAGACCTTTAGTATAGCGAGCTGAGAGTGAATCATAGAGGTTGTCCTCGATTGCCTCTTCAGTCAAGCTAAAGCCAAGGGCGATAGTTTCGTGGTTGTAGCGAGCTGTCCATGCTTCTTGAGCATTGTCATAAGCGATGGCTGAGCCTTCGTTCTTGACAGGAGCTGCAGAGAAACCTGACAGTTTTGTTTCTTCTTCAAAAGAACGCTCAGAAGTCTCAATTTCGTAGATTTCTTTGTGTTCTTCACCGTAGCGAGCATACTCTAATCCGAACAATGCATTCAGTCCAGGGAGCAACTCTTTCAGTAGTTGTGCGCGTGAAATAGCCATTTAATTAGCTCCTTAATTAACTGTATAAAGAACCAGTTGCGTTGTAATAACTATGGATACCAAAGTTAAACTTCACAATTGCTTCTGGATACTGGGTGAATACAAATGTCGAACCACTTGCGATGCTTGATACTGCACTTGTTGCTGCACCACCTGCGTTAACGGTAGAGGCTGCGGCATTAATTGTTACCGATGTTGCGCCAGCAGCAGCAGCTACTGAAACATATGATGCGGTAGCAATATATTGACCGTTAGAAGCCAAATAACCAACTTCAGTACCGATTGGTAGTGCTTGTGGCAAGCCACCAGTACACGCAATAGTAGTAGAAGTAACAGCAGAAGTAGATAACACGGAACTTACAATAGCTGTGTCAGGAACTACGCTAACCAGACGTAAAGGCTGGGTTGCAGATGCTGAACCAGTAGTGTTGCTGTTTGCCAAAATACCGTTTGAAGAATTACCAGTATTTGTAGAACCAGCTAAGTTGGATGCGCTAAAGTTCTGGCCAACTTGGAAGTTGTTAACAGAACCAATAGCAGTACCACCTTGAGTAGTAACAGCTGCTACTTTAAACAAAGTATCAGGATCGTCACAAATGATAGCTTGGCAATCGCCAGCTAATGTACCTGCTGGCCAATACTGAGAAAATTGCTTTTGCTTAGTAACTGGGCTAGTAAAAGTACAACCAAGGAAAATACCAACTTGACCATAAGTTGCTGCACCAGCTGCGCCAGAACCACCATCGGTAATAGCCATGCGGGTCACAAGACCTTTAGTCAATGCTACGAAATCGCCATAAAAAATATTGACGTTGTATCCGTACTGAATGGGAATGTAACGTGTAGACCCAGAAAATACTTGACCGCCAATAAGATTAATAGGCTTTAGGCCGTAAGGGGCCGAAACTATAGGATAAGCCATTTAAATCTCCTAAAAAAATTAAGAACCTTTTCCAAAACTACTTGTGGATTTTCTTTCGTTAAAGAGGGGCATCCTTGGGTCGCTTTGGCGCATTAAGCTATTGTCTACAGCATCCGATTGAGCTTGTGTTTGGTTTGCGTAATACTCTGCACGTTGTTTCACAAATTCAGTTGGAGTTTTGCAAAGCAATAACCCGCCAATCTCGATGTTGTCTTTAAAACGTCCATCAGGATCAACTAACAATTTAAATTTCGGTTGCTCTGAGATTGTTACTGGCTCCCATCCTTCTCGTATTTTGGACGAAATATTGCGGGGGTCAGCTTGACCGTTCATAGAAACTCGAATCCAACGGTAGGAGAAACCTTCCTGTTTATCAGGTTCAGGTAACAACTCAGGTGGTCGCCATTGTTTAGGACGCTCAGCTTGTTGTCTATCTACTACTTCACGGGGAACTCTATTTGTATTAGCCATTTTGTGACTCCAATTTAGTTAATTCCATAGCATATTGCTCTGGAGAAAGGTTGAACTTTTTTGCCAAAGCTAACTGCGTCTGCGTTAGTTTGACCTTTTTTGAAGATGTTGAACGCGTTGCAGATGCTACTACCGTGCTGGGTTTTTTTTCAGATTTCTCAGAAGCTCTAGCTTCTGGAACTTCCTCAAATTTCTCAGGGAAGCGCTTCTTTACCTCAGTATCAATGACGTTCCAGTAATGATCGGAGCCTAGTGGGACTCCCTCTTTTTCTAGCCGTCTATGAATCCCTGATGCAAGGAATGTCATGTCATCGTCTTCACCATACCACTTGTTTTTGTCAAGCCACGCCTGGGTTTTTGAGTCCATGCGCTGAGGTTGGGATTGCGGTGTAGATATTTTTACATTATCTTGTTCAGATTGTAAAGCATTTTCTTCATATTGTGGTTGATAGCGCTCTAATTCCTTAGATTTGAACTTGACTTCTGAAAAACGCTCCTGGGCATCGGTCATTCTGTCTGAATCTCCAGACTCATAAGCCTCTTTTAGCTCCCGTTTTGCCATTTCTAGCTCACGAGATATGCCTTCTTTAGCAGTACTGACGTAAACCTTCTCCCCATCGGACAAACGTCCTTTAAGTTTCTTGTTTTCTTCAATAACCAAGTTGGCAACGCGAATAGCTTCGTGATGCTCGCGCATAGCGGCATCTTTTAGCCTACGCTCGTCATGCATTAGCTTTTTCATTTGAAGCAAACGCTCTTTAGCCTCTTGTGAATAGGCTTCTAAGTCATCATTTTCAACATCTTGAGCAATTTCCTTGGGCAAAGGTGAGGCATTAACAACATCTTCCTCTGGAATATCGTTTTCAATCTCAATTTCTATCTTTTGCTCAGGTTCATTTTCAATTTCGTCTGGGAATTTGAATTCTTCGTCTTTGAATTGGGACATTTATTTCTCCTTAAACACGAGTAATTCCGCGAGGATCTTCAACTACAGCCTCTACAGAATCGTCATTAATGATGCGGAACTCCCTACCGTGGATTTTCAGTCTAGTACCCGTGTTTGGACGGGCTAAAATGAAGTCACCGACCTTACACCAAGGTCCGTTAGGGAAACGTGTTGTGTCTTTGTAACAATCTGGTCCCAGTTTGACAACAAAAAATACAGTAGAAAGCACTTCTTCGTAATGTAAAACAGAGTCCGCTTTGAGAATTCCACTTTCATACTCCTTTTCCTGTTCTGGAATGGCTACCAAAATGCGGTATCCAGATGGTTCGGGAAGTGATTTTGCTTTTTCTTCGCTGCTTGCTTCAAAGTTTACTGCTCCTACTACCTGTGGATTATCGGGGTTTGAGCCGATCAGGATAGTTGTTTCACTCATTAGAGTTCTCCAAGTTTTTTTTCAGGTCTGTCATGTATAAACGTGCAGTAAGAAGACCTGTAATCTCCCCACACATTCTTTGGTATTCAGCGTAGTCTTTGGCTACGCCAGTACCTAGGGACTCTTCTAAAGACCCTACTTTCTCACCTACCTGTTTGAGGAGGTGGTCTAGTATTTTGTCGTTCATTCTGATTTTTTACCTTTTTGGTTTTGTTGTTGTCTTTGGACGTTCATTTGTGCTTTTGCTTGGCCTACCTGAGCGCCAATTCTCATGCCTTCCATGCGTTCTTTTGACTGTAAGTCTGCCTTGTCTTTAGCTGTTTTAGCGCCAACTTGCATACCCGCAATTTCTTTTTGCGCTGCAATACGTTGCTTTTCAATCTCCAGCTGGTCAGCCTTGGCAGCTGCATCCATTGCCATCTTCTTCTCTTTGATGCCAATTTCTTGGGCTTTGAGTTGTAGTTCTTTCATCTGCATCTGGATAACTGGATCTTGGGCAGCCTGTTGTGCTTGCTGCGCTGCAATCTCAGTCTTATTCTGATTGAGAAGTTGCTGGGCTACAGGAACGGCCATACGGGAAATCTGCATTTCCATTTCTCTAGACATATGATTTTCATCGTTATCATCGTTATAAGGAATTTGGATACCCATTGCTTCTTCCATTTGGCGCTTGTATTCCATGCCAACGTGTTCAGTAATGTGGGCTTGCATAGCTTGCAACATCATTGGAGCCTGGGGATTTTGACCAATAACCATCTTGATCTTAGGATCATTCATAGCCGCCATATGAATCTTAATGTGGGCTTCGTGATCTTGGTATGAGAATGCTCTAAGTGGTTTGTTCTTTAGCACATTCATATTCTCAGTAATTGGATCACATGGCTTGTCATCTTCTGGCAGGGGAACCAGCTTTTGGGCGTTCTTAATGCCGATTACAGATAACATTTGGCGATGTAAGAATGGCAAGTTATAAAGCTGTGGGGCCGTTTGGGATAGCTGTAGTACCGCTTGATACTGAACCACTTTTTGGCTCATAGTCGCGGCATTAGGATCACTTACAGGAATAATGTTAACTGCATCGTAATCCGATTTCTTAGCTTTTCGGCTGCCTTCTTGGGGTTCATAGCTATACTCTTCTGGGGCGTTAGAAGCGATAATTTCTTTTAATAGCTTAAATTCCTGTTTCATAGAGTAATGAATACGCGCTTGGATAGCGCTCATCACTTTGAGGGTACGCTCAAGAATAGCCAGCGTAGTCCCAACTGGGGAGTTAGCAGACATATCGGCAATCTTCAAATCTCCAGCAGAAGCAAATCTTCTGCCGTCCTCGATGATCTGGTTTAACAAGGTAATCAAGGTTTGGCTTGGCTCCTTGTAAGGAAGCGGCATGATGTTGTCTTTCATCGCTCCGCTTGGCACATCTACATCACGGAATTCGCCTGGTGCTATTGGCGTGTCATCGCCTTTGACTCGCAACCCACGGGTCTTAAAGCCGCCTGGCAGATTTGCAAGTGACCCCGCATCAACCAACTGGCGGAGTATGGAAGTACCAGATTTAGCAAAAGCACCGAGCAAATGGACAATACCAAAACAGTAGAAACCAAAACCAGGAATATAGCCGTAGTGGACGAAATGTTGTCTTTTTTCATGTTTCTTGTCTCCTTCTTTCCAGTTGCGTCTAATGGCCAGAATGGTTCCTGTATTCTTTTCAATTGACACAACGTAAGGTAGGGCGATACCAGTAGGTTCGCCAGATTCATCTTTATGCTCGTAACCTTCTAAATCTAAGTCAACGTGCATTTCAAGGATCTTAAAGCGATCATCTGTAGTCGCTCTAAAGCCCAGCTTTTCAGCAATTTTCTTTTCTACTTCATCTAATGTGTTAACTGGATCTCCCAAGTCAACATCACGGTAAAAGCCTGAGACTTGCAGTTTGCGCATCTCATTTTCGGTTTTACGCATCACATGGGTGATACGTTCTGCGGTCTGTAGGTTAGAAGCGCCATAAGGAACTACAAGATCATCGGCTGGAACATACATAGATACTTGACGGCCAAGCTGTCCATCTTCGTAAACTTTTTTAAATCCGTTACCTGATAACCCCATGCCCCATAACATACGCTCATGTTCTGGGCGGAACTCTTTCATCACGTCTGTCAGCTCGTGATTCATGTCTTCTTCGACACGGGTGGCAGAGTCTTTCTTTTCTGGGGTTTCTTTGCCAATAATCTGGGTTCTTACTGGACCAGAAGCTGGAAAGGTTTCCATAATCGTCTCAGCCTGGAACTTAACTACGGCCTCAGCCAGAATAGGATGGTAAACGCCACAAGCGCCTTCCCAAGGCTCAGAACGCTCTTCGATTTTTAAACCTAGAAGCTCTAAGCCGTCTACATAGGTTTGAATCCAGTCCTTGCGTGAGTCTACGTCACCTGTAAAATCATCAACTAACTCTGATCCAAGAGTAGCCAAAACATTATCTGGAATGGTTTCAGCTAAGTTTTCATGAAAGTCTTCATCTGATATCTCTAAGATATCTTCTTCCATTTCCATTTCTGGCAGGATTTCAATCTCAATGTCTGGCGTATCAATTTGTGCCAAACCTTGTGGGAGTTCATATAGAGCTTTATCTATTGACATACTTTTCCTTAATTAGTAATAGGCTACTTTTCGCCTGAATTCTCTGGGTTCATCTGGTTCATCGGTAGGCAAGGGTATAAACCCGCCTTTACGGAATCTTAATAAGGCTTGGGTCGTGGAGTCCACTAAGTCATCGTGGTCAGAATTGGGGAATGCTGCGAGTTCTTCAACGACCTCTTCTGCCCATCGTTTACGAGGACACCAGACTTTACCTGACGCGAATAAATCGGAAACAGCATTAACCCTGGAAATTTTATCATTTCCACGGGTCGGTGTATATTCTTGCACAGGCACACCCATTCGTCTTAATTCAAAAACCAATGGCGCTCCTGATGCTTTAGCCTCTACTATACACGCATCTGGCTGCCATTCCCGATACATTTCCATTGCCCGTTCTTTCAATTGCGGGAACTCTAACCGTTCTTTAAGTGCATCAAGCAAAATAATATTAGGATCGTTTTCATTTTCGTTGAGATAGAAAACCCCCCAAGTCGTACAGGCGGAGTAGTCGCTTCGTTCATTTTTGGTAAATGCCGTGTCCCAAGATTGGATAATAAAAGCACATGGCGGTGGTACATCTTTTTCCCATTCTTTCCACCATTCCCGTTTTACAATCGCGCCTTCTTCGGAGGTCGGGTCTTGTTGGTACTGGGCTTGCCATTTAGAAAGCGGGAGTTCTTCTCGCAGATTCAATAATTCTTTTAACGACCAAAACTCTGGCCAGAGTGGTTTACCGTTCTCTAGAATAGCAGGTAGGCTTATCATGTCCCAGACTTCACCATCCCTGTCAATAATAGATTGGCAAATCTTTCCCGTTAGGTCCCTTTTGGCCCAACGGGTCATGACAACTACAATCGAGCCACCAGGCTGTAAACGCTGGCGAGGTCCTGACGTATACCATTCAAAGACTTTATCAAATACACTAGGATCGCCTGATGCCAATGCTGCTTCCTGCTCGGAATGAGGGTCATCAATAATGAGCAAATCAGCACCTTTACCAGTAACAGTACCGCCAACACCAATAGCAAAGTAATCGCCATTAGCATTAGTAGCCCAACGGCCAGCAGCTTTAGAATCTGATCTAAGAGCGACATTAGGGAATATTTTGGCATATGCCTCCGAATCAACTAAGTTACGAACTTTACGTCCAAAGCCTACGGCTAGTTCAGCCGTGTTAGAACATTGAATAATCTTTTTATTTGGGAACCGACCAAGATACCAAGCAGGAAGTAAATAACTGGCAAACTCGGACTTGGTATGACGTGGCGGCATATTGATAATAAGTCGTTTGGATTTGCCATTAGCTATGTCCTCGAATTTTTGAGCCATCAAAGCATGATGGCGGCCATAGATAAATCCTGGCCATACCGATTGCACAAAAGCAAGAAAGTCATCTTGCCCAGCTTCACGAGTTTCTGCGTTTCCAAAAGACTCGGCCAATGGCAGAAGTGGCTTTTGGTCTTCTTCAGGTAATAACTTTAGAAGTTCTAATAGAATTTCCTCTTGGGTCATTCAATATTCCTGATCTTCATATAGGCTGGGCGGATACTACGGGCTTTCCCCGCGACCCCTTTGCACATCCCAATCAGGATTAGGTCACGCATTTTACGGGATACGTTACCCCTACCCTTCTCGCCAGACTGGTGCATGATGTCATCTATGGTCGGACCAAAGCCATACATCTTCCACCACTCGTCAATGATTAAATAGATATTCTTTTGGGCAGGAGTCATTTACCACAGTCCTCCATATGGCGAAGCCGTTCTATAAGCTTCTCTGTCAAAATCTCCGAGCTGGCCTTAATCCCTTCCAGTTGCAGGGCGGTCAAGCGCTTCTCCAGAAGCAGCCTTTTTAATAAGGTAGTAGCCTTATCTATATCTTTCTGTATAGCGTAGATACTTCTCATTTATGTATCTTTCTACAAAGCTGTTTAACATCTGGTGGATAGTCAGAGCTAATTTCTGCCATAGAGCATTGGTATACCCGTCCTACATCACGAGTAATCTCCATCCCTATCAGTATGGTGACAAATAACCACAGAGTAGAAACGACCAAGGCTATCCCAAGATTCATAGGGAAACCGTTTCTAGGAACACGGGCGTATGCTCACCTACCCAAGCGCCTAGGATATTGTATTCAAAATACTCCCAGGCTTCTTCCTCACTCATATCTTGCATCAAGATTTCAATCACCTTGTCCGTGTCATAGCAGATAGCCATCAAGCCACCCATTCTTCTGACAACGCCTACGATAGCCTCATCAAAGCCATCTGCTTTCATCAAGTCTGGGTAGTTGTCAAAGAATTCGTCCAAAATTTGCATATATTTTTTTTGCCTTTACCGTTATTTTGATAAGGGGGGTGTTTCGCTGGGGCCGTTTAAATCCGCCAACAAGGAATTTACATCCCCATCCCCCTCTTTGGTGGTGTTAGGGTTAATACTAATACGATCGCAAGTATCTGATTCTAAAGGGTTTGTAACTATAACATGTGTTATAGTTGGCTCTGCAGGGGACCCAGAATCGGTAAGGGGGGGTTGTCGGTTGTGTGGAATACTATGCAAGTCTGGACCACCAAAATCAGTCAAATTAAGGGGGGTCGGGGTCGGTGGGGTCGTGGATTCTGCGTTCTCGATGGGGTCGCAATCAATAGTTATCGGGGAGTTAAGATCGGCTAAGAGGGATTCTGCCTTGATCTTAGCGTCATTATTTAATGATCTACTGCTAGTGAATGCCAGTCTTAACCCTTCCAGTAGTTTAGCTTTTAGATCTGTTGCGCTGTGAATATGTAAATGGGTCTTGGTTTCGTTGAATAGACTTACTTCATGTAGTTTGCCTATTAACTCAATTGCCTTGAGTTTGTTTGCCGTCTTTTCCGTCTCGGTTGTGGTGATCTCTACTAATTTTTGAATGGCTAGTGTTCTCATTTGTTCGGGTAAAAGATATTCTCTCGCTTCATTCGCTACCTTGAACGCCTCTATCATCGTGGAGATGGTGGGGTTTTTGGCTAACTTGTGACCTTCATTAGATTGCGTTGATGGTTTGCCCTTCGAGTCGTAACTCTCTCGGTATGCTTGCGCCTTCGGTAGTCCGTCTGCCACTTTGCGCGCGAATGCCTTCTGTTTGCCTGTAAGTTTGATTCCATGGGTAGAGGTCGCACCTAAGAGGACAGTCTCAATAGGCACTTGTTTTAGATTCTCTTTAATCTGCGCTCTGGTGAGTTTGGGGAGTTTGTTCATAGGTATGTCATAGGTATTTGCATACCCGTAAGTATAGGACGGATAACAACACTTTGATAAACAAGTCACTAAAAAGATGACTGAGAGATCTACTCTCTAGTCTCTCTCTATTGGATAAGTCTTTAATCTGTTTCCCTTCGGGATGATTGCCCGCTTTTAGGGTCTGCCCGCTTGATACTGTATATCCATACATTAGGGAAAGTCCTAGTATTCTTTTTGTTTACTTAGCCGTTTATCGTGTAAGATGTATCTCAATACATGACTAAAATGCTTTTCATGTATTGATCTTTTAACTAACTGCTAGGAGTATTAAAAATGGGAAATAGAGCCGTTATCGGGTTTGATGGTAAAAAAACTGGTATTTACTTACATTGGAATGGTGGAGAGGAGAGCGTAAAAGCATTCCTAGATTGTGCTAAATCTTTGGGTGTTCGTGATCCTGTTCGGGATTCTTACGGCATAGCTAGACTTACGCAAATTATCGGGAATTTTTTTGGTGGTGATCTATCCCTTGGCATTGGTGATCTAGAGGGTTTAGACTGCGACAATTACGATAATGGCACGTTCATAGTCGGGGAAAACTGGGAGATCATAGAGAGGCGATATCAGCGCAACTCTAGGGCATTTAATCAGGAATACTACGAGGGAGTTTTAGCCGAATGTTTGGAGCGAAACAAGCCGATTTTTTACAAAATCAAACTGATGAGGGTTTAAAACCCGAAACCCTCGGTAGAGGGTCTTTGATTAACTGCTAGGAGTTTATAAAAATGTTTCCTAAATTAGATTATCTTTTTAATATTGGTCTGGTTGTGTGCCTTGCTTATCTTGCCTTGGTTTTAGGTGTTGCCCTGTTCCGTTTTGCCGTCATCTTGTTGGGGGTTTAATCATGCAAGATACCCTCAGCGAGCGTATTTGGAGCGCTAAGCATGAATCAAATCATGCGCCTCAGTCTTTAACGGATCAGGAAAAATTGGACATTCTCGCTATGGTCGGGAATAGGTGCAGAGCAGAGACTAAGAGAAAACTAGAGAGAAGAATAGATCTGCCCTTGTCCTTGTGGAATTCGTTCGGGATCTACGGACGAGTTTATTTTGCGAAAGGGAAAGCGGGTTATATACCATGTCAGGATTACACCTACGAGATGCGAACCCTTCGGGAATGTATCCTTAACCACTAAGAACGAGGCAAAAATGCACAACTTAACGATAGACAATGCAGAAATGCAAATTATGATTGAGTTATTGGAGAAAAAGTCGGGAATGCCTCAATATTTGGATGTCCAAGAGGAGATCAATTCTCTACTGCACAAATTGACCAGTTTTCAGCATGAGGCTATTTGGCAATTGCAACATACAGATTAACTGATGAGGGCTAAATGCCCGAAACAGTCGAGAGACTGTCTTAATCAACTGCTAGGAGATTGAAACTATGTTTTATGTATATCGCAACACTACCCAAAAAAGCGAGGCAATAGCGCATTTTACGGATTCAGATAGTGCGCTTGCTTATATGGAATTCAAAGTATATCGGGACAATGATCCGCAATTAACGGGTTATAGCGTCCGAGACTATGCCCTAAAAACTTATGCGGAGATCGAAAGATGAGAGAAGATTTTACAGGGCAAGGCATTTTAGAAGACGCCTATTCATACGAAAGACCAGCATACATTTTAGGGAATGCCCTATTAAATGGAATTATTCAAGCGGGATTTACAAAAAAACAAGCCATAAACCTATTTTACTCCAAGGCATACCGATGGGCATTAGATATGGATTTAGGGGATCTACTTGATCAAATAGGATACCAAGAGGGGCAAATGATGGCGCAAGAATACGAGGCAAGCGAATTCGATTACCCGTTACCCGAAAATATCAAAATTGCTTTAATGAACCATAACCATGTAGAGGAGGGCTATTAAATGAGAGTTATTGAAAAAGAGGTTTTTACCTACGAGGAGTTGTCCGATAGTGCCAAGAATGAGGCAAAACAATGGTGGGTAGGTAATGGGGTTGAATACTGTTGGTGGGATGACTCTAAGTCCTCAATTGAGGCATTTTGCAAGTATTTTGGGGTTAAGATCATTAACTATGAGGTCGGAGCATTCTCTCATTCTTGGATGACTACTAATGCTGATAATAGCCATTTTAGGGGGCTAAAGATCAAGGGGTTTGATCCCGATAAGATGCCTACTGGATACTGTTTAGACTGCACGTTGTGGGAGACATTCCATAAGACTTGGAAAGAGACTGGTTCCCCCTTAAAAGCGTTCAATGAGGCAATTGATGAGGCAGTCAAGGACATTCAAAAAGACTGGGAATACCAGTATTCAGACGAGGCAGTAGAAGAGATGTTAATTATTAACGAGTATGAATTTACAGAAGAGGGCAAGCGTTATGTCTAAATATCAAAAGAAAATTGCTCATGGTTATTGGAATGATGAGAAAAAAGAAGAATTTGTCCATGTAATAGCCCTTGATTCGTGGGATGAGGTAGAGGATTGGGAAGATGCAGAGATATTTCACTTTTTTGATGGTGATGAACCTATTGGCGATCATGGAGACTTCACAATCACAAAAATAGAAGATTATTAAAGCACTTAACACGAGGCAAACCGATGAGGCTTAGATATAGCCGAAACCCTGTAAAGGGTCTTTGTCAAACTGCTAGGAGTAAAAAATGAAAAGATATCACTATGATTTAATTGAAAAAACCATTGTTATTGTTGAAATTGAGGCTAATAGTCGAGATGAGGCAGATAGTCAAGTAGAAGATATGCTGAATTCAGTTGATATGGACTGGGGAATTGGTGGCATGGAAACTGAATACATATATAGAGGTGAAGAATATATGAAGGATAAAAATGCCTAACTATTTAATTAAAACTGAAGTGTGTGGTAATCCTGATTATGGTCAAGATCCATCTATCCCCCCTTATGGGGTAGAAGTTACGACTCTCAATGCTCATAAATTTGACGATTTGGTTGTTCAAGTCCGAGAATGGCAATACGAAAATGACATAGGGGGAGGCAATTGGATGAATCCATCCGTTTGCGTAGATGGGGAAGTCGTGGGCTATATGTCCTATAACGGAAAAGTGTGGGCAGATAAGTCTTGGACGCCGAATACAAGGCAAATTTACTTCAAGGAGACTCAGGATGCCTAAATTTACTATTTTTGCGACAGAAGAAGTGCTTTATATGAAAGAAGTTGATGCCGACAGTCAAGACTCACTTAGAACCATGCTTGATAAAGGTGAAATTGATTTTGATTTTGGTGATGTAGTTGATGGTAGTCATTTTCAAATAACAGAGATAGAGGAGAGTAAACGCTATGGATAACTGGGAATATCAACTAGATGCTTGGGAGGCTAAGTATCAACCTATACAGAATCACATTACTAAAAATGGTGATGATAAGTTTGAAACTTATGGGGAAGAATTAGAGTTTGTGCGTAGCATACACTTTACTGAACCTAACAGGGTTTGGACACTCATCGAAGGTGATAGTGGTGATCTATGGATTACTAACGGCTATCACTTTGTAAACAGGCTGAACTACTTTATCACCAAAAACCCATTTGAAGGCGAGTTTATGGAAGTGCTTTATTGCATTTTTGAGGAGGAAGAAGATGAAACGATATAAGGCTTACGCCATTATTAGTTATGAATTGGAGTGCGAGTTTGAGGTAGAGGAAGGCGAAGATGCTTGGGATGTTGCTAGAGATCTTGATGGTGGAGATTTTAAAGAGTTGGATGGATCAGGCGATTGGAAGGTTTACGAAGTAGAAGAAATAGGGGAGAAAGTAAATGAGCTATGACACTAAGCGCTATTTGATTGAGTTTTTTGACGGCACTTCAATAGCCGAGTACGAAGAGTATTTGGGTCAGGATGCACACGAGGCAGTCGAAGAGTTTAGAGACAATCACCCCAAGGCAATATTACAAAATGTATGTTTAATCCTAGAAAACTTTAGTGAGGTTAATTATGAAAGTAATGATTGAAGTAGATTTGCCAAAAGGTATATCCAAGGCTGAGGCCGAAGGCGCAGTCAAGCGCGCATTTGATCCTGATTGGGTGACTGAATGGTGGCATATAGATGACATTATTGAGCAATCTAATAATTGGGATGCTGATGAACCCAACGAATTGACGAATGATGAGGCAAGAGAAGTATTGCGCCTTATGTCCAAGTATCACGATTGTGAAATTGGCATTAACTGGGATGTTATTGATAACTGGGTGGATCATGTGGTCGGACAACGCAAGGAGATAGCATGAAGATTAAATCTTGGAAGTTGGAATTAACTTGGGAAGACGGCACAGTAAATGATGTTAGTAACTATGTGCCATCACATACAAGTGGTGCTATTGAGAATTTTATAGACTACTGGGAAGAAAAGTATAACGATGACGAGGAGGAAGAAAATGAATAGCGATCTATTAGATGAGTATTGCGAAGAAGAATTTGGTCATACCGATTGGTCAATGGATTGGGATGCTAATGGAAATATGGTTATTACCTTTTATAAAGAGGCAAGAGCCGAGTTTTTGGCAGATCAAGAAGATGATGAAGAAGATAAACCAACTCCCATAAGGATGCGTAAGGATCTTGCTGAAGATGGTATTCGGATTCCCGCAGGACTTAGCTACAAAGACTATGACGATCTGCAAGAGATTATTTATTTAAGTGCAGAAGATTTAGAAGGAGCATACGAGTATGACACAGGAGAAGATCCTGATAGCCATGCTTTTTGTCCCGCAAAACTGAAGGATGGAAGGATTGTTTATTTTATTGGTGTTGATCTTGAATGGTTTGATGACGAGGAGGAAGTATGAATCAGAATGACAAGGACGCACAACAATGGATGGAGGCTAATGCCAAATGGCAAAGGGAAAGAATGATCCATGCCAAAGAAGAAGGCAAGCTATACCATATTGACGAAACAGGCTATGTAATCATTGAGGAAGATCATGAACCTAAGACTAGCTAAAGGCAAAGTACCCATTTATTTGAAATGGGAACAGGGGCAAATGGATCACTTTATGATTGACTTCCCATCACGGGAAGTCTTTTTTAGTCTCTATACATACCAGACCAGCGAGGAAAATAAGGCAAAATACTGGGAAGTATTAAACCACCGATCACGAGGCAAAACTCGTACAGAGTGTGCCAAGATGATTGGTGCTACCCAAGGGTGGGTTGCCAAGATTGAAACTAAGTTTTTAAGGCTTATGAGACAATGGTATTACAAAGATCTAGAGGCCAATCTATTGAAACTTACATTGTCACATAAGGCATTACAATCTTTTTTAGAGACTGAGATGCCCGAAAGTTACCCACACGCTGATGATAATCATTAAAATCCTCCCCGACTGTGGGGGAGATCCAATACGGCTTGCCTGTACTCAGAGCCGTGGACTGCCCCACACCGCTATTGTCATGATCGGCAACGATGATCCCGTTGGGGAAGTACCCAGCTATGAGCTTCATGTTGCTTGCACTAAAACAAACATGGATCGAATACTTGATATTGCAAGATTTCATCATCTCTCTTATGGACAGTCCAGTCGCATACCCCTCGCAGAACATCGGGATTCCCTTTGCGTTCATGCAGAAAGTTGCCCCCTTGGATTGTTGACCATAGAGGAACTTCTTTTCCCCTTGTTCATTGATTATCTGCAAGCCAACCAATTTAAACCCGATGCGCATCGGTATAACTAATAACTTCTCACCATCCTTGTCCCAAACATTGGCCTCTAAATCAGGAAATCCCTTGGACGCAAGGTATGGATGCGTAGCGTTCTTGCATTGTTTCATAATCCAACCCGCTTTTTCCGCAGCTCTTTCCTTGGCATCATTTGAGGCTTGATTGGACTTAGCAATCCTTTGCTTCACCACCGAGCTTGAGGCCGATTCTCCTTCAGCAAACCAAGTGGCTGGTTTTTCCATCGTAGCCCAGTTCTGCACCCATCCTACATTTCCTAGGAATTTATATCGTCCATTACTACTGCGTGGATGATCTACTGTGGGAGTAGGAGTCCATTTATCGTATTGGACGGATTCCATAATGAGGCCATGCCCTCTTGCAAAGTCTTCAAATTGCATCTTCATTCTTTCTTTTCTGTATCTCGTCTGTTAAATACCATACTGCCTTTTCAAGATCCTCGATCCGCTTACCCTTTTCATCTGCTCTCCAAATATATTTGATAGCATTCCCCAAGTTAAATCCCATGTGCCGTGTTATCTGAATACACTCTACTCCCGATGGATGGGAGGTGTAATGCTTTGGGTGGTTTACTAGATCATTCATTTTTCTTTTGCCTTTTTATCGTTCCCAAAAAGAATTTTTTCAAACTTTTTAATGTCATCCATAACTTGTTTATTGGTTTTACCTGATTTAAGAGCAATCCATCTTATGTTTTTCTCTAATTCTTTTTTTATGTTCATTTCTCTTGTGCCTTTTTGTAATCTTCAAGAATCAACGATGCCAATATTTTGGCTTCTTTATGGCAATCAGGATCTTCTTTAACATTTTTACAGCCCTCCATAATCTTGTTAATTAACATTTCCATTTCATTTTGTTTCATCTTTTATCCCATCTAAAAAATCTTCCATTGTGTATCCCCGCCTTTCTAATTCTTTTTTAAAGTTGGCCATAGCCTTTGATTCAAGATAAGAAACCATGCCCCGTTCTATACCAAGCACATCTCCAACTTCCTGTTGGGTCATAGGTAAGTCTTTGGTATCTCTTTTGGTTCTCAAACTTTTCATGCTGCCCTTTTGTATTTGCTTTTAGCCCAAGCAATCTGACGATGCTTAACCCAATTGATAGTAGTTAAAGATGGTATGCGTGTTGTTTGATACAAGTTTTCAGGCCACATTCCAAACTTCTTTTTAAACTCATGCTTTGCCCAATTGGAGTTGTAGCTTCTTTCGTTGGCAATATGAAGTAATTCAGAGTAAAAGAATTGCTTCTCTTTACGCATATTTTCGCCAGTTTCTCCCAGTCCAACCATCTTGCCAGGAACAATTGACAATTGCATCTTTTGTTTTACATACCCACAAGAGGCGCATGAATCGCTATTCTTAGGCCATAGTGCAGAACACGCTGGACATTTGCTTTCTTTCTTTTCTTTTTCGGTAAGTTCTTTCTTGGTCTTCTCTTGCTGATCGTTTAAATCTTTAACACCTTCTGCGTAGATCTCTTCCCAATCTTCACGGAAACGCAAATAATTACCCGAATGATCCAACCAAAGAGCAAAGTCCTTGCCAGGATGGGGACGCATTACTCTTCCCAGTTGTTGTATATGTGAAGACAATGACTTGCTAAAAGGACGAGCAGAAACACCAATACATACATCAGATACATCGAAGCCCCTAGTAAGGATATCAGTAGCAATAAGCCCGTGAATGTCAGTATCAGGGCGAGCAAAGTCCTCAATCGCTTGTCGTTTGAATTCATCATTGTCCTTGTAGGAAATTGATACAAAGTTATAACCTTTATTAGCAAACTGTTGTACTAAGTCTGCTCCGTGTGCAACACCAGCGCAAAACACAATCGTCTTCATTGGCTTGCCATAAATTTCATTGGTTTTTCTAATCCATTCTTGTACGATATCTCCTGTGATTTTCATACCACGCTCTGATACATCGTCAGGACTCCATTCACCAGCCAGCTTCTTTGCGCCAGTCATGTCAATTTCTTTGGAGATATATACCTTTAATGGGGTAAGCCATTTGTCTTCTACCAGTTTACCTGTGGTAGATGCGCAAATAACATTGGAATAAATGCTACCCAAACCTTTAGTAAAAGGGGTAGCAGTTAAACCAATAACTTTTAACTTAGGATTGTCTTGAATGATGGCCGTAATCTTTGATCGTGTAATGTGGCATTCGTCCACAATCAATAGATCAATATCAGGAAACTGATTACGTCTTTCTAAAGTCTGTGCAGAGCAAACTTGGATACGCCTACTGCTATCGTTTTTCCAATGGTTAGACTGCATTACACCATGCCCAATATTGTATTTCTCTAGTCGCAAACTAGTTTGATCAACCAGTACGATGCGATCTAGAATCATGGCCGACTTCTTGTAGTTGTCTGAGGTGGCCTTCATTAACGCTATGGCTACCTCGGTCTTGCCAAATCCTGTGGGTGCATACAGCAATTGCGCCCTGTGTCCTGCTTTAAATCCGTCCCTTAATGCATCAATTACCCATGACTGATGCTCACGCAACTCTAATTCCATATTGTTCCTTAACTTCCGCAAGCCCTGCGGTGTGGGTTATGCTGCTATTTTATCCTGTTCATTGGCCAAGTTCTTTAAAGACTCATGCAACATCTCTGTCATGCCATTTAATACAAATGCTAACTCAATTGCTTTGTCAAAGTTTTTTCGATTAGCAGTTTCATAAATACGATCAGTTAGTTTTTTAATTCTCATAGTATAGAGTGAGTAATCATCTAGGTTCATTTTTTGCCCTTTCTATTCATGGCGTTAATTGTTTTGATAAGCTCAGCGTTACGGTTTTGAAACATATCGCGGCTTTCTCGAAGCGCCTTATTGTCAATCTCCAAAATACGGACTTGTTCTCTAAGATTCTCAACAACCTCTTCGATATCAATCTTTTCGATCTCAGAGGCATTCCATTGCCCCATTGCGATCTTATCCCTGAAGAGCGTGTTTTCTTCTGCAAGTAAGTTGATCGTGTCTGAGAGTTCTGCAATCTTCTGGTCTTTATCATCCTGGACTGGACTAACATTTTGTTTTTCCTTTACTGATTTTTTTTCCTTTGGTCTTCCCATGTTTTCGGTAGAGATGGTAGCCTCTCTGCCGTTCTTGTCCGTGTAAGTTACTTCAGCTGGCTTAATATCCAATTCTTTTCTAATACGACCTACTGTCATGTTAGATACGCCAATATGGGCGGCAATCTTATTGTTTGATAACTTAGACCAAATAGGATTATCAATGATGATTTGCATCATGTAACGCTTATCTTCTGCGGTTTTATCTAAACCATGATTGTTAGATCCTAAAGAAAACCATAACGCATCTGTTAATGTGCCTTCCTTAACATCGCAATCCATAGAAACTTTGCCAGCTTGTTTAGATGCAAAGTAGCGGTGAAATCCTGACGATAGCCAATAGTCTGACCCATCGTAAAAAACGGTAATTGGCGGGAACTCAATGCCTTCCCTAATCATTTCTGAATATTCAGTTACTCGTTCTTGGTTTAATTCTTTACGGCTTTGTGTTTTTCCGTCAATGCGAATGTTTAATAAATTAATACTTTTCACTTATATCTCCTAGCAGTTGGTCTTTCAGTATAACAAATCAGCCAAACAAGTTCCAGCCAAATTTAACAATGTCAAATAAAAAGTGGCCAATGTAACCACCGAGTATTAAAAACAAGTAAAGCATTACTATCACTAAGATGGCCGTGCCAAGAGCTATAACAGCCCACTTGATATCTTTCAATATTTCTTTCATTTCAATTTCCCCTTTTATTGTTACACATCGTACAAATTTGTTTATCTTTTGGAATTGTGCTATATAGTTTCCAACTTTTCCTTTGAGTATTTATACCGCCATTTTTCCACATTTTGCAAGCCGTATTTCCACTAGTAAATAAATGAAATGACTTGCTGCCGTCTCTGCTTAAGTAGTCCATAAAATTTCCTTTTACTTAAAGTAACAGTTACTTAAAGTCACAGTAACTTATAAGTATCAGTCACTTAGAGAACACTTCCTGAAGGTGAAGACGCACCTAGCCTTTCCTAGGTTTGCCTTCAACTGTCTTCCTGTGAGGAGTTAGACAGCACCCGCCAGACTTTCGATCAAGGACTCTGGCTTCGCCATCCTTACTCCTGTTAGATCTAATCCCACAGTAGGAGTTCTTCCCATATAGCTGCTGTTATGTCCGACCTATATGGTGAAGCAGGGAGATGACAAAGAAGCTAAACCAAATTAATGGTTAGCATCCATGTTATCTCCTAGCAAATTCAGAATACATCAACTAATTTTTTTTTGCAAGTATAAAAAGGAAGAACCCCAGGTTTTTAGTCTGGGGTTCTTGGATCAAGGGGATCCGTGGGCTTGCGTTGCACAAGTTTATCTGCTAGGACATAACATGGCAATAATGTCAGGGGGGAACTGACATACTAAATATAGCACATGAATTCAATCCATGTCAATAGGTAGTTGTATGCTTGGTAACTAAATATATAGTGTATTTAGGCTAACACCTACTATTAAGGTGGCCAAATGCCCTATCCGTGGGACAGGGGATAGCCTTATTATTAAGCTACCAAGCATACAAATTTATTTTACAACAATTTTTTCTTGTTCGAATAGCCAGCCAATAGTTTTGCGATGAGCTTCCTCCCACATCTCAATCCTTTGTTCTTTTGTAAGTTTGGAACCTTGGTCCAATGTCGAGTGGCAGCTAAAGCACATGGCCGCAACCCGATAATCCACGGCTTTAAGTCCCCTACCTTTGCCGTCTCTAAGCTGATTGGAATGGGCAGCCACAACTGTGCCGTCTTCTCTACCACACGCTTGGCATGGAGATTGTCGTAATACATCTAGTAATTTCCTATTTCTATACATTTTCTGTTAATATTCAATAGTTTACACAAAAGTGAAACATTACTTACTTACTATTGCCGTACTTAACACAATCCTGGGGGGATTATGCCGTATTCAAAAGAGCAAGACGAAGAGTTTATCAGAGTTTGGAAAGAGTTAGGTAGTCCTACTTTGGTTGGTGAAAGATTAGGAATCAATCCTAGAAGTGCAATGGCAAGACGTAAGAATACAGAAATACGTTATGGAATAGAGCTTCCAACCCATAACTCTCAACGTGATCCCAAAAAAGAAAGACCTAAAAAGGTTGATCTTGCAGCGCACAATGTTCGTAGAGGCATTGATGTAGATAAAGTTAAGCGCGTTATAGTCTTTTCAGATGCCCATTTTACTGATACACCTACCACGGCATTTAAAGCCCTTCTTAAATTTATAAAATACTTTAAGCCAGAAGTCATTATTTGCAACGGGGATGCATTTGACGGCCAAATTTTAAGCCGTTTTCCTTCCATTAATTACGATCAAAAACCTACCGTTCTTGAAGAATTAAATGCTTGTCGTTGGCATATGGATGAGATTGAAAAGGTCAGGCCAGCAGGAGCTAGATTAATTTGGACGTTGGGTAATCACGATATGCGCTATGAGTCCTGGCTGGTCAACAAAGTACCAGAATACAGCGGTGTGGACGGTTTTAGCC